CATACGGCATCACGGTATAACGAGAACGTGCGGCAGCAATCTTTAGCTCATGCAAATCCTTTGCGAGCCTAGCCCAACTGTCCTCCATCAACTCGTAAACCTCGTACTGAGATTTAATGTTACCGCCCAGTGCCGTCCTCAGTATGTTGGTTATACTGTTAGGAGATTGCTTCGGCCCCAACGGGTTGCTCTCAAGTCTGTCTTTCGCGCTTGGAGCTATGAGCCTTCCCATAGGAACGCTATCCTTTTTAGCTTTTTTAGTAATTGGTTTAGCAGCCATCTTAATTCAATGTGGGTCTTAGCCCAGCTAGTTTCGCCCTCGCCATAATTATGTTGTCAACCTCCTCAACGGCTCCACGGCCTTTAGATTGCGCTGCAGCATAATTAGCTAACGCGAGAGCTACGCATCTATCAGCGTGTCCGTCAACCCTTCTCACGGCTCGGAACACCTTGTTTCCGTTAGGGGTCGTTATCTCATTAACAGAATGTAAGTCCTCTCTTATTACACTATCGACAGGTATTCGTACTCTCTGTTCTTGAAAAGCTCTCCGTAACGCAGGGAACATTTTAGCCTTTAACGACTGTGAGAAGTTACACCTCTCAAGTTTAAACTCAAACCGCCTCGCCAAGCTCTCAGACATCGCATTACCTATGCCCGTCTCGTCAATAGCGGCATAAACGCACTTTTCGATCCTAGTCGATAGAATTTCTTCCTGTAGGTGGTACGGAGTCTTTTCCAGCACTAACACCTCCCTCGTCCATAAAACATCACCTACCCGTTCTACTGTCCAGCAAACCGTCAAATCCCTATGCCGTCCAATATCAATCCCACAAAAGAACTGTCTCTTTTCCTCCAAAATCGACGAAGAAATATCTTTCTGCGCCTCCCTGTTTACACAGCTATCGATCAGCTCATAAGGCAGCAATACGTTAGCAGCATCTACAAACTCGCACTCGTATTCCTGCGCCCATGAATCGGGATCGTCCAGCCCACGTTTGAGGTTAAAAATGTCCATCCCCAGACCATCCGTAACCGCATCATAAATTGAGGTCTTGTGGGCGCTAAACTTCATGCTCTCAGCCTTGTCCCATATCTCAAAGAACTTGTTGTTGCGTCCTGCTGGCGTGCTTATCACACGCAAACGCAGGCTGCCCTTTAATGGGTTGGATATCGCAGGGTAAATCGCAGTGTATATCTTGTCGGGGTGCTCATGGAACGCAAACTCATCCAAAATAAGATTAGCTGAGTAACCGCGCACAGTCTCTGGCCTAGCTGGTAGCGCAAGTATGCGGCTCCCATTGTCAAAGCGCATCTCAGCCGACTTGTTAACGGTAGGGCCACGCTTACGCCCCGCTGTGTCAAAGGCGCTATGGAACGCTTGGCTTACTCTATGCGCCTTTAGCATCCACTCCTCGGCCTGCCTCTGCCCTGCAGACAGTACTACCCAATCCGTGCTAGGCCTATCGTAACAGTCTGCTACAGCCTCAAACGCTGACGCTAATGAGCCACCTACCTGTCGAGACTTGAGCCATATCTTGAACCTAGACGTATCAGCCACCCATTTCTGCTGGTACGGGAACAGGAGGGTAAATAGCTTCTCAAGCGGATCCATCTGCCACCTCCTCCAACTGCTTCGGCTCCTCTTCGACATGAGCGCCCAGCATAGTCTTCCATTTATCGATCAAGCCCTCGCTGTCATCTGTGACATTATGATTAACTTGAGTGGTGTTCTTGTCGCTGTAGCCACAACTGTTCTTCAGATCAAAAATGAGGGCTGCTATGTTGCCATTTAGCGCCATCTGACGGAGCTGGCGCTTCAACGAAATGTTTCCCTCGGCCTTCCCCTTTAGTACGGCCTCGCTGAATGTCGGGTTCCTCTTCATCTCCCGACGTATTGTATCCACACTACAGTTCGCTACTGACGCTAGTTCTTCGTATGTGCAGTTCAGATACGCCAGCTTCTCCATTAGCTCAATGTCTAAGACTTTGCGTGGTCTACCCAGTTTCGTCTTAGGTTTCTCCGCTACAGCATCCATGCGCGAGCTTTAGCTGCGCAGGTGTATTTAAGTCAAGGACTTTTGCGACTTTTGCAAATCTAGGCCTTGCGCCTATATGCCGCCTATAGGGGGTGAGATCATGGGGTTTATGTCGTAAGATTGCTCCTTCACTCGGTTAACTGCAGTGGCGCCACTGTCCCACTTCACGATCTTGCTTCCCCACTTTCTTCGTAGTGCTTCGTTCTGCTCCTTCTCCTTGTTCATCGTCCTGTAAGCAGCGCATCCTCCATTGTTTGTGTGCTGGCTACAGACAAAATGGTACATGTTAAAACGAAGTGCCTTACGGTACTTGTTAAGAACTTGCAGGGTCATATCGTAATCCTCCTTCAGAAGCATTTTCTCATCGTACCGGCACTCATTACCCCTGTGGGCTTGAAAAGGCCCTCCAAGGTAATTAGAGAGCGAAAAAGGCCTATGCTCATGGTAACACCCCTTGTCTGGCAGTATGTTCATCCCCCAGTAGTGAACATCCATCTGTTCTGCCATTCGGCACGCTTGCTCTATGAACTCCATAGCCTCCGCTGTGCTCAGCTTCTTTCGTTCACCGCCCTCCCATCTGCCAAAATGCCTCATGTCATCATCAATTATGATAATGTTAGTGGCTTTTACGTTATCAAGTATCCAATTGCAGACCCTTGGGTAACTCCCCTGCACCCCTTCTGGTAGGGTTATTATCCTGTCATGAGTGGATGCGTAATTGTAGGCTTCTTTAGGGTCTATGCAATATTCGACTTCTGGTAGGTATTTATGGGTTACGCAAGTGTTGCTACGCATGTAGCTTGGGCTAATTAACCTAAAAAGCTTCTTCATTTTGCAAAGAATCTAAGCACTTTTATCTCATGCCATAGGTCAACAGCCTCGTTCAACTCATATTCATTGAATATGTCCTCCACTTGCTCCTGTTTAAAGTCCCAAAAGTGGTGGGGGTTGTAATGCGTTGTCTTCTTGCTGGGGTAGGAAACAATCACTTGCTTGGCCCCGCACCTCTTGGCCAAGTCAGCCATTTGCTTGGGTTCCCTTAAATGTTCAAGTGTCTCAATGCACAAAAAGGTATCGCAAGGCACGCTAAAGGTAGTGGCATCCAAGCAATGGTATTTAATCTTATCCCCTCCGAACTCCTTTTTCGCATGCTCTATTGCGCTGGCATCCTTATCAACGCCAATAATGCTGGTTACATCGGGGTTTAGAGATGACAAGTAAGTCCCATACCCAACCCCGCAAGCGCAATCAAGCACAGCGCCATAGAGCCATTGCCGAACTAGGGCATACCGCTCTATGTGGCGTCGGTCTAGTATGTCGAGTTCAATCCTAACAAGTTCTTCTCTTGTTATCCCTATCCTTTCTCGCACATTATCCTTTGGCATTTAATCCTCCTAGATACTCGGCTCCATCAATGACCCTGCCTATGCCAGCGCTCCACGGCTTCCCATTAGCTCGCTTACTGTATTTAGTCTCAAGGTTGAAATGAGTCTGGGCATTCAGCCAATCAATGTCATTCTTAAAAACCAGCACAACATAGTTATTAGATTCGCCTATTTCCTCCGAAAACTGAACTTCTGGCTCTGCCTCCTCCTCCTTAAAAGCTTTCGATAAATCGTTTTCACTGAAACCAGTTAAATCTAGGTCGAAATCTACTTTCTTGAGGTCTTCAAGCAATTCGCCAATCTTGTCAGTCTGTAACTCAGCATATTCTGCTATCTTGTTATCAGCCATCAAGTGGGCGTACTCCTCAGCTTCGGTCTCAAACTCCTGCACATTGACAGGCACTTTGTCCTCTCCGAGAAGCTTGGCCGCTTCTATTCGGCCATGCCCAGCGACCACATAGCCACTTCGTTTGCTTACGACTACTGGCGAGCGCCAGCCTTGCGCCCGAATTATCTTCGCAAGCATTTCAACCTGCTTTTTCGGGTGTTTATTGGGGTTTTTAGGATGCGCTACCAGTTTTTCGACATCTTCTAGTTTGTCGTTAGCGCAGTGTACGGGTATTTTAGTCATCTTGCCATTCGTTGTCTTGTTGTCTTCGGAACGGCTTCAATGTACTTAATCTTGTCCCCCTCAAGGGACATGGTTTGTCCTAGCCTTTCACGAAGCTTGGTCAGCATCTCTTGGTCAATCTTTTCACCACTGGCCTCAAGATGTTGATTAAATTTACCCTCGGCGGGAACTACTTTCTCGCCTTTCTTAACTAAACCGATGCGTTCGGCATATCTGCGGCTAATATCCTTAACATCCATGCCGCTGTTAAATCCCCACGGCCCGTATGGAACCCCAAAGCCGCCTATCGCGGGGTCATTCATCGAAAGCCAAAACGGTATATCGTCCTTTCGCTTAATTACGCCCTTGTTGGCCTCATGTAATGGGCGGGGTTCCTTCTTTCGGTAACGCCTAAAGAACTTCTGAG